CGCAATTGAGGCCACCTGGCGTGATTGGGGATCGAAAGCGAATTGCAGTGTGACCCGTATGTTGACCTGGCGTGGCCTCTGTCGATTAACCCTGAGAAGTGCCAAGCGCGATGGCGGCGTTCTGATCCGCTTTATTCGTCCCTACGACAACAAATTTCATTATGCCTTGCAGCTTTTCGAGATAGATCAGCTCGACGAAAGCCTGAATAAAACCCTGCAAGGCGGTTCTGAGATTCGAATGGGGGTTGAATATGACACCTGGCGCGCTCCAGTAGCCTATCACCTGCTGAATTTTCACCCCGGCGACTCCATTTTGCCGATTGCACAGCGCAGACGTGAGCGTATTCCAGTCTCGGACATGCTTCACATCTTCCTACCGGACCGGATCGCGCAGTCCGTTGGTGCGCCGATCTCTTCCTCGACACTTTTGCGGCTTAAAATGCTGGCTGGATACGAGGAAGCCGAACTGGTAGCGGCTCGCGAGGCGGCCTGCAAAGGTTATGGCATCAAAAAGGCAACTCCCGATGGTTATTCCGGTGAAGTGGACGCTCAAGGACGGTCACTGCAAGACATCGAGCCAGGAATGGGACTGGATCTCAGTCCCGGTGAAGAATATTTCGGCATCGACCCGCAACATCCGATGGACGCGTTCCCGTCGTTCGTCAAATCCATCCTGCGCGCTGTCGCCGGCGGCCTGGGCGTATCCTACAACTCACTTTCGAACGATCTTGAGTCCGTCAATTACTCCAGCCTGCGCGCGGGTCTGTTGGACGAGCGCGAAGAGTGGAAAGCGATTCAACAATGGCTGATCGAAGAGCTTTGTGGACCTGTTTTTGAAGATTGGCTCGGGTGGGCCTTGGCGATGGGGATGGTGAAGCATCCAATTACCGGAACGGCACTACCGGCAGCCAAGTTTTCCAATTTCAACAAGCCAGATTGGAAGCCTCGCCGTTGGGCTTGGGTCGATCCGCTGAAGGACATGGAGGCGAATGTCCTCGCAGTTGAGAAAGGTTTCACCTCTCGACGACGTGTCATTGCCGACACAGGTGGCGACATCGAAGAAATTTTTGTTGAACTGGAAGAGGATCAGGAATTGGCCGACGAACACGGATTAGAATTCCCAATCGAGGGCGTGACCGGAGTTCAGGGCCATGAAGATGAATTGGTGTCAACGAATGGCGCAACCGGGAAGAAGTTAAGCGCGACACAGATTAAGCGGATTTTACGTAAGGAAATTTTAGAAGAGATGGCGAGGGCCGCTGTTCACAATCCTCCGATTCAAGAACCCATTCCCTGCGATTTGCGGATTCCTTAAAATTGACGAGAATGAATTGTTCGGATTCGAAATTGAACACCCACCAGAAATCTGCTCTTGCATCGTTCTTGAGACACCGCTCAGATTTGGCAAAGGATGCCCCATTCCAAAACCAGTAGCCGGTAGAATTTGAATGGCCAGGGCTTCTCATCCTAGCTCGATTAACCCGATGATGAAACCCGGTGGTTATACCCCTGTCTCCATTGAGCCAGCGGAGCCTGGAACCCCTCCTATCCTTGCACATTCCTTGGGGTGGGTTCGTGTATGAAATTAATACCTTGGTTTCCGTCACACGCGCCACTGACTCAAATTTTATCTTTTCTTTTTCCTCTACCTTTGCCCACCAGGGGGCTTTCCAAAACAACCGAGACGCCGCTAGGTTTACCGGCGCGTCGTGTCCTATCAGGGATTCATTCATTTTAATTCAAATATGCAGACGTGTTGACGCGGGTCAACTCATAAGTGGCAAAGACCATAAAAACAGGTTTGCTTCACCGCTCAGCGGAGTTCGACCGCGCTGCCGTCAACCCTGACACGCGCACGGTTAACCTCGCTTTTTCCAGTGAATTGCCGGTTGAACGCTGGTTCGGAACAGAGATTTTAGACCATTCCCCTGACTCTGTTGATCTTTCCCGACTTCGAAGCGGTGGCGCCTTGCTCGTTGATCACGATACCGGCGATCAGGTCGGCGTTGTTGAGGTGGCAGAAGTCGGCGGGGATCGCAAGGGTCGCGCCACCGTGCGTTTCGGCAAAAGCCAACGCGCCGAAGAGATTTTTCAGGACGTAAAAGACGGCATCCGACGCTTGGTAAGTGTCGGCTATCGGATAGATAAAATGGTCACCGAGAAAGTTGAGAAGGGTATGGAAACCCTTCGCGCTATGTCATGGACCCCGCTGGAAATATCAATCGTCAGTGTTCCGGCTGATCCCACTGTTGGGATCGGGCGCGCTGATAAAACTAATGAATTTGAAACCGTGATCGAAGAGTCACGAGAAAGAAAACCTATGTCCGAAACTGTTACTGCTCCTGCGGCTCCTGCCGCGCCTCCCCTTCCTCCGGCTGACCTCAGTGTCGTGCGTGCCGAAGGCGCCAAAAGCGAACGCACTCGCCAAACTGAAATTCGCGCCATTGCCGAACGGCTGAACGGCAAAGTAAAAGGCATCGAACAATTGGCTGTGACCGCCATTGAGAATGGCCAGTCCATCGAAGAGTTTCGCGCTGCGGCAATTGCCGGAATGCAAACTGTGACGCCGCTCAAGCCTGCTGAACCATTGGACGTGAAGCCGAAGGAATGGCAACGCTACTCCATCGTTCGCGCGATTCGTGGTCAGCTCCAGAATCAAAAGTTCGATGGGTTCGAACGTGAAATGTCTGACGAAGTTGCGCTGAAAACCGGCAAGCAACCCGGTGGCTTCTGGCTTCCTGCTGAAGCGATGGTGACGGCTGGCCAGCGGCATATCGCCGGAACCCCCACGCTTGGCGGTATGCTAGTGCAAACGGACAATCTTGCGAGTCAGTTTGTGGAACTGCTCCGTAATCGCACGCTCTGTGTGAAACTTGGCGCGAGAATGCTGAACTTAAGCAACCCGACGACGATTCCACGGCAGAATGCGGCAGGCGCAGTGAACTGGGTCGGGGAAACAGTTGCCGCGACTCTCAGTGATGCGAACTGGAGCCAACTGACCCTCACGCCAAATGGCCTTTCCGCTTTCCAACAGTATTCGAAAATGCTGCTGTTCGAAAGCGATCCGAGCATCGACGCTCTTATACGAGACGACATTGCGCAAAGCATCGCGGTTGAAATTGACCGCGTGGTTCTCCATGGCACTGGTTCAGGCCAGCCGACCGGGATCACGGCAACAACCGGCGTAACCACAATTGCAATCGGCGCGAACGGCGGCGCGTTCACTGTTGCCAATGGTCGTGCTGCAATAGTCTCGCTCGAAACTGCCGTCGCGACCGCAAACGCCGACGTGGGCAACCTGGCCTACGTTACGAATGCGAAAATGAGGGGTCGCCTAAAGATGATCGACCAGTCTGCTGCGACTAATACAGCGCAGTGGGTCTGGACTGGTGGAAATGCCGGCGAGATGAATGGGTATCAGGCTTGGGTTACGAATCAGGTTTCTGCGGTCCAAACTCAAGGGACGGCTACGACGATCGCATCGTCCGTATTTTTCGGGAACTGGCAAGACGTCTTAATTGCTTCCTTCAACGGCGGTGCGACGGATCTGGTGGTCGATCCGTATGTCCTTGCAGCTAACGCAGTTGTGAGAATAATTGCCAGACATTGGACGGACATCGGTATCAGACATCCGGCCAGTTTCGCGGTTTTGTTAGGAATTCTGGATAGTTGATTTAGTCTCCCGTGGTTGGGGGTTTGTTGGTTAGTGTTCTAGGGTTCGTCCCCGGATCGTGTGGCTGCGATCCGGGGATTTTTATTACTACTGATCCCGCTAAAAGCGGACACTCGGCCTAAAGTATGAGAATCAAGCTATTAAAACCAGTCAGCATCAAAGGCAATCCCGAGGCGCAAGTAGGCGTGCCATTCGAACCGAAGTTCCCCGGCGAAGCGCGACAATTAATCGGCATGGGCTTGGCAGAGTTGGTCTCCGACTCGCCTACCGAGCAACCTGAAGTGACTCAGACTCGCGAGCCTTCGATTGAGGTGCGCGATCCTGCCCCTTTGGAGGGAAAGCAGACGAAAAAACCTTCAGGGCACAGTCGCGCCAAGTAAAGCGCGAAACGATACGGTTAGCTTCCTGGCCGAGGCTCGGAAGTGTGTCACGATGGCGATAGGCGTGTTCCAGAGCGCTGATAAGGTCGGCCACTGGTGGATTGAACCATCCAGCAGGGTCATAGTCGCCGGTGGTGATGAGGTAAGGAAAATCCTTCCAGAAAACGTCTCTGTGACCGTGCGCGTAGGTGGCAATGACCGGCCTGGCGCACCCCATGAACTCGCACATAACCATGTTATTGCCAGCCTCGCACCTGTTCGGGAATAGGCCAATATGCGCGTTTCCATAGACCTCCGGCATCTTTTCATTGGGTATCGAGGGTAGTTGAATGATCCGCTCTTTCGGGAGGTCTTTAAACGGGTCTTCACGGTCCAAAAGCCAACTGTTAGACATGGTGGCGATGCTTTGCGGCCAAGGATTGTGCCAGGCGCATAAGAGCTTTACGTCCTCGTGAAACTTCATAAAAGGACGCATGGCGGCCAGAACGTAGTCCTGGCCTTTTCTGAACTCCAACTTGCCTCCAGAGAACACAACGAAGTGGCTGGATTCGCGCCAGGGTTGGGGTTTAAAGCGATCATGATCGATACCCTGCACCATGACGTCCACATTTCTGCAGCCGGCGTCTCTGAGGCGTTCAGCGTTCCACGTGGAACCAGCTAACAGGACATCGTAGCAGCGTGATTCTCGGTGCGCACCTTCGGGGATAGGCCATTCGGTGAAACAATAGCCGATTACTCGGGGGGCCTTGACCTTTCGCAGTGGCTTTAAAGTCTGGTCGGTGACCGGGATAAAGACCGGGTGATCGAACGTCTCGCGCGTGGTATTCACGACCACGACATTGCAGAATTCTGAGAGCGCTTTAACGAGGTTGGTATTTGCGACACCCCAACCGAAACCATCTGCAGGTTGGCCGAGGTAGTAAAGGGTCGGTTTCACTGAGGAATCGGGATCGCCTCCAGAAAGTTCGCAGTGATACTTGTGCCTTCTCTCGATATAATCGGCACAAGCATTGGGGGCGTCTGCCGGATTAAAAACTCTTGATCGGTGGACGATCTTACAATCGCAAAAATCGAACCGTAAACCCTCTTGAATGAATCTGGCAGGACGGGCCAATCTTCACGCGCCAAGACCATTCGAATGCCATGTTGAATCATTCGACAAACCTTTCTATATTAACCCCTGCCGTCCAATCTGGCGGTTCAACCTCCCTTGGCAACGCCAGCACATTATGATCCTCCATCGACTTGCCGTCAGGCATCACGAACATACTCCAACGTTCGCGCCTCGAGTTGTAGGGGTCAAACAGTGGCGTTGCAAACTTCCAGGCGCGATAGTTGTGCTGTTTGAATATCTCCGTGAGTTCCGGCCTTGACGATGGCCGGGGTTGGTCTGCGCCTTCAAGTTGTTCACACCAAATCACAGGCCGATGTTTTGCAATTGTCTCTTGCGCGCCGCGGAAAGCGTGTGGCTCCATGCCTTCACAGTCAGCCTTTATCAGGTGGCACGCTGGCAGGTTCAATGAGTCGATGGTGACCACTGGCGCCTCTTCCAACTGTGAACCCTCGGGAATAGCATCGAGCATCGACAGTCCCCCGGTATTGTCGCGCCTTGCAGGGTTGAAAGTGGGGAACTCTACGACACCCGGCTTATCTCCGACGGCTGCTTGAAACGGTCTGACGAAGTGCAACAGATTATTGAGTGTCACGTTCGCGACCAGGCAGGAATAGGCGTAATATTGCGGCTCGAAAGAAAAGACATGACCTGTTTGGCCGACGAATGCAGCGAGCGCCATTGTCATTGTCCCCACGTTCGCGCCGACATCAATAACGGTCATTCCAGGCTTTATAAAGGTGCTGATTACCTGGGTTTCGACCGGGGCCCACTCGCCTTGGTTAGCGACTGACCCGGTTTGGAACGGGTCGCAGGTCAGGCCGACAAACCAACCCCATCGGCAAGGCATGAGGGTTGTATAGCGGAAAGGTTTTGCAATTCCGTTGCGATTCGCTGGAAGACTGGTTTCCATTCGTGCTCTTTGGTTTGTTTGAAAAGTTTAACTGAGGGATACCAAGGGCACTGATCCGTTACAAGGGGATAGACAAAATAAGGACGGCAATGCAAAGCGCACCAGCAAGGTTTCCCCATTGCGCCGGCCAGGTGAACCAGTGAGGTGTCTACGCTGATGACCAGATCCATCGAGGCGATACGCCTTGCGGTTTCCATCCAGTCTTTCGGGGGATCGTGCGGGATGATCTGCGGATAGGCCAAGGCTTCGTCCGCACCATCGACCTGCAGCGAATGGAACTCGATGCCAGGGAGGTCTAAAACAGGTTGCCAGTATTCAAGGTTGGTGCTTCTGAAACGATCATTGTTCTGCGCCGAGCTGCCACGCCAACAGATGCCGACTTGCAGCGGGGTTTCGCAGTGGCAAAGGATCTCCAGTGGCATCGGTATGTAGGGTTTGTTTGGGACGTTCTCCATAGTCGTTCCGAACACGCGCGGGAGGCTGGCTGCTGGAATGTGGCAGTCGAACTGAGGGATCATGTTCCCGCCTTCATCAATTTCATCAATGCACCCCATTGTTTCCACGAGGCTTTTCATTCCCTTTTTGACTATCCAAATCTGTTTCATGCCGAACTCGTGCAGTAGCTTGGCATAGCGCAGCATGAGGAAGACGTCGCCTGCGCCTTGTTCGCCGTAAACGAAGATACGCTTTCCTTTCCATCTGGGGTCTGTGGGGCCTGGCCATTCGGGGGTATTGGTTTCGAGTTTTAAAAGGTTGTTTGTTTTGGATCGCCAACGGCATTCGTATTGCCGAAAGCCGGTGAGATAATTCCCACTGAGCAGGGATATTAACGCCTGGATAAATTGCGCTTCATTGTGCCAGGGATTGATCGTGAGCGCGCGCGTGATCCAGCGGTTAGCCTCTTCCAGCCGGCCAGCCCACTTGTGAACCAGGGCGATATTGCTGTAGGCATCTGCCGACTGGGGGGAGAGGTCGCGGGCCTGTTGGAAAGATGCCAATGCCTCTTGCATTTGGCCTCGGCCTGCGAGCAAGAGTCCGAGATTGTTAAACACCCCTGAACGAATGCCGGCGTGTTTTGTGACCTGTAAGGCAATCCTATAGAATTCGACGGCCATATCTTCCTCGCCGTCTTTGGCGTATTGGGTAGCCAACTCACACCACAACTCCGGTGCGAAGGTCGCGGCTTTCCGAAAGGCATTGCTGGACTCGTCCGATTTTCCGGCTTCTGCCAGTTCCAGGGCATGGTTGTAGAGTCGCTGAAATTCAGCCGTTCTCGGCTCTGGTTGGTCCACGAAAGTTCAGAAAACGTCAACGGGGTTGACCTTGGGTGAATGGTTAAATGGCATTACCGGACGATTTTTCAGAGGTTTTAGAAGAACTCGACACTGACGAGGAATTACTGAACCAAAGCTTTACAATTGGCGACGCTGCCGTTTCCTACCCTTGCATTGCCAACAAGTCTGTTGCGGGAGCCAGCCTTGAACCCTTTGGTTACGCGGTGGAAGCAGACCTCGTGATCGTTGTGCGCGCCAATGTGTTCCCGTTGGATTCGACGGTGCCAAAACGTGGACAGACCGTTACCCTGTCCGGCGAGGTGCGTTCCCACACCATCGACTCGATTGGCGCGTCCCCCGGGCGCAAGTTCCTGCGTCTCTTTTGCAAGTCAACAACTCGCGGCGCGTAATGCCACCCGGAGCTACATTCAAACTTGACGCTCGGGAGTTCACGAGAACGCTGAACACCTACCGGCAGTTGTCTAAGCGCGACCCGGCCACCATCGTAAACACCAAGCTTTTCTATATCGCGAGGCGCGCGACGGTGGAGACGCCTAAAGCCAATGCCGCGAAGATAAAGCGCGAGCTTGGCCGAATGGTGACCACTGGGAAGCAGGCAGGCACCATGAGGCTTAGGAAAGTCCGACGGGGTTCGGCTCAAGTCCCCTTGGCCGCTTTGATAATCAATAAACGTCTCGGACCTGGCGCTGGCCTTCACGGTGCCGAAATGACCGAGGCCATTCGCAAGTTCATTGCTTCAAGGTTGCGTTCAATTGCGTTTCTCAAGTCTGGCTGGTTACCTGCCATTAAAAAGCTTGAACCCTTGGCGGCGGCAATCGGCGGCAGACAACCCAGGCAAGACCGGACAGCCAGACAGTTCGGACAGCCGAAGGGTCGCGCGGTGCCAGCTCGGAGCAATCTATGGTCGGTCAGTGGCATGATCGAAAACATGGCTTCCGAGAATAAAGACAATCGGAATGCCTTGGTGCGCTACGGTGGACCGGCCTTGCAAAAAGCTTTCCAGGCCGAAGAAGCCTCAATGCTGGAGTATATCGAGCGCAAAATGAAACAGACCGCACAGCGCGCGGGGGTGGCGGTCAGATAAGGTTATGTCCCAACAATTTTTACTCCGAAAGGTTACCAGAGCACTTAAACAAGTGGTTGACGATGGCTTGGCCGCTGCCAGTCTAAGCACGAACAACCTTTACGCCGAAAAGAATTCGAAAGAGAAAGAGTCTCCCTCGATCAATTTCGAGGCATTGAGCGCCAGAGAGGAACCAGTCGGAACGGGAAACTTTCACATGACAATTCGTTGCTTGGTTAAAACCAAGGCAGCGATTGACGCCGACGAGGTTGATCCCGTTGATAATTCAGATGCCTTGGTTTCCGCTGTCACTCACACTTTAAACGCCGAAGACTTGGCAGACCGAATGATGGCCGCAGTCGATAACCTGACTGTATTCGGGTTCAGCGATGCTGGAGGTCTGGAAATGAGCGAGGATGGTGATCATTGGGTGGAAATATGGGTCAGGGATATTTATTGCAATGGCATGATTCGCGATCCGTTCTATATCGGTGGTTCCAGCTCAAGCTACACTGATGTTCCAGGCGATCCATTATTGTTTCAAATATTTCAATACGACCTTGTTTCTACAAGGGTTGGTGATAGCGCCTATCTGACATGGACTTATCCGGCTTCCGGTGCTCCAGACGCAGCATTGACAACCAGCTTGCAAATGTCCATGTGGCTTCAAAGGTCTTATTACAAGACCAACAATCCGTTAGCTCCTGACTTTTGGAGTTTGAATGTCCCTAATGGAAATGAGCCTGTCGAGAACGGATGGGACACGCTGAAGACATGGAATCCAGGTGAGGATTTTCCAGCAGAAGGACTCGTGCCGCAATTCGAAGATACCGACGCATTTCCAAATGGTGTTCACATTGCAAACTATAGGTTGGTAACGAAGTATTTCACTGGTGGAACGTGGAACGAAATCGATTGGAATATCGCAAGCGAATTCAAGAATCTGGTTCTCACGGCCACTTTACCCAATCAAACACAAGTTGATCTCTCATGGAGTTAAACCGTAGAAAATTCTTTGCTCACGCAGTGGGGTTCGGCGCGTTACTTCCACCAATGCCGCCAGGAATGCACACACTGAGATCACCGAAGGATACCGAGCATGTTTCTTCGTTGAAAAAGGTCAGTGTTCAGACTTACTCTCCTGCGGCCGCGATTCCTGCTGGTTTGCGAATCACCTCGATTAGCATAAATGGCTCGGACGTTACACTGAATTGGGTGGATGGCACTGGACCCTTTATGATCGAGCAAAGCGATCTGCAAGGCGAATGGGAGCCGGTTGGAACTCTGACGATGGCTCGCACCCAAACAATTATATCCGCGTCACCGGAAGCGTTCTTTAGAATCCATGACGCGGTGCCTTTTCCACTAACCGCAACCGATGAAACCGATGGAGTTCACCTAAGTTGGACGCCGCCAACATTCTAATTATATGCCTGATGACATAAGTTACTACGAGCTGCAACGCAGACCTGATGCCGGTGGCATTGCTCAATTCGGCTCCATCTCTGGACGTATAAATGAAACGACATTCAGAGATGAGCATCCTTTAGAATTTCAGGATTATCAAGTGGTAGGCGTTACGACTACCGGACAAACCATTAGATCCAATATTCTGCCCGTTAGTCGTGCGAATCCAGGCAGCGTGGTTTGGGCCAGGGCAATTCTCGGCACCATACCCGGAGGTGGCAAGAACGTAGCGATTCGTTCGGTGGCGGTAGATCCGAACAGTGGCGATGTTGTGGTTTGTGGGAATTATGCCCAAAACAATCTCGCATCCAGTTCTCCAAAAGTAGATTTTGGAGGTGGAACTGCACTGCCCTATGATTGCGCTTCTGGGTTCGGAGCTTTTTTCATTGCCAAATATACTAAAAATAACGCTTTGGTGTGGGTGAAAGGAGTTACGGAAGGAACCGGGTTCAGTCTTGGATTTTCAGTGGTGGTAAACAGTGATGGAAATATTTTTACTTCTGGACTTTTGAATGGATCAATGACTATTGACGGGACCACGTTAAGCGGAGCTTCCAGTGATGGTTTCTTAATTAAATTCAATAGTTCCGGGGTTATTCAGAATGCACAGTTGATTGGTGGGCCAGGAACAGATAACGCCGTAGCATTGAGATTGGATGGCTCCGGTAATCCAGTCCTGACGGGAAGCTTTTCAGGGACGACAACATTTGATGGAACCCATCAATTAACTGCAACTGGCGGATTAGATTTATACATTGCAGTGTATAACAAAACCGATTTGACAATCTCTTTGTTAAAAGGATTTGGAGGGGCCGGAGACGAAAGACCAACCAGTTTATGGTATGAGGCATCCGGGGCTGCTGCTGGTATTTACATAACTGGATTTATGAGTGGGATTTGTAATTTCGGCGGGGGTTCGGTGACAGCCCAAAGCCCCACAGATATGTTTGTTGTTAAGTACAATCTTTCAGGAGACTGGCAATGGAATGTGAGAGTGGGATTGGCGCTTACCTCTGGAGTTACTGGTAATGGTATTTGCGTAGATGGAAGCGGTCGAGTTTTAGTAACTGGAAGCTTGGGTGGGAACGATGGTTCTACTGGTCAAACTGGTCCTAAAAATGTTGATTTTGGTAATGGTGTTTCCATGAATGGACCAGAAACTGGTAACGCATTATTTGTTGCTCAATACACTTCGTCCGGAGTATGCCAATGGGTAAAGAGATATGCCGGGAATACCGGGGCTTCAGATTCTGGCCGTTCATTAACTACGGATTCTTCCGGGAACATATATATTACCGGGAATACCACAACCTCTTCCTATGACAGCCTTTTTATTCTTGGCGCTACTCCAACCTTTCTTATGTTTAAGATGAGTCCAGCAATTTTAAGCGGAGGTGTATGGACACCCGGAACTGCTCAATGGATGAAAGGATTCCTTGGTAATACCGGACAAATCTGTTCGTGTGATTACATATTTTACGAACCATCTGAAAACAAGCTGTATGCCGGAGGAAATATAAATGGTGGATGCGACATGGGTGCTCCGGTAAACGGTGGAACCAGAAACTCTTTTAATGGAGTTTACTTTCCGTCTAACGGAATTCTATTACGGGTGAATCCGTAAGCGGCGTAAGATAAACGTCAATTGACTGGTGTTTTCTCCTGAATTGATAAGTTCAAATCCTTGATTGGACAGATCGGATAATGTTTGAGCAAGTTTGTTGGTGGTTGCACCAAATAAATCTCCACCCGTTACCGGCAGGTCCATTTCCGGTGCTCCTTTGCTACCGTCATAATTGTAAACAAAGCAGCCGTTCCATTGATATGAGGCGTAATTGTTTGTTACGAACTGTTTGAAATCTGGATACCCCTGAACAATAACGTAATCGTAAACCTTACGAGCCTGTGGATCGGCATGACTTTTGGTCGTGAGAGATGTAAGCACCACCACTGCAAGCAGAGCGGCGACTAAGAGGACTGATAGATGTTTCATAAGGTAAGGCTAAATCCCCATACCCGCGCGGGTAAGACCTACATGCCAGAAGCCAGCTTGCAGACCGCACGAATATGGGGGAAACCAACGTTTGTGTTTTGTGAGGTCTTACTTTCACAACCCAATTAAACCATACACCCAACGATTTGGCACTATACCTTTTTCCTATACTAAACCCCAATCGGGTTGACGCCTTTTCGTTGGTTGTATGGCAACCATCAATGGCGTAGCGGTAAATTTTGGATTCACAGGATCAGCGGGTGGAATCGCGATAACGGGTCTGAGTGGCGTATTCCTTCAGTCTGCCGAGCATGAGGCACAAGCCGACGTTGAAATCGTGCGCGATGGCGACGGAGACGAGGTGATCCATGCCTGGCATAATCAGCACGAAATGGCGCGCCTTGAATGGGTGATCACTGGCGGGACAACGATTGCGGCGGCAATTACAAACACCACGCTCAGCAATATCTTGCCCGGGGCGATCATAGTCATCACGGCCTGCGCGAACATTCCGGCATTGATCGCAACCAGTTGGGAAGTTCAAGCCGGTTCAAGGATATCAGGGACTAACGTTGACTCGAAGCGTATTTCCCTGTCGATCAAGAAGTGCCCTGGAGTAACTGCGCTCATATCGTAAAAGATGAAATGCTCAATTACTTTCAGGCCGCAATACCAGATCCATACCGGATACTAGGACTCCAGTTAAAACCTCTCAGCCTTGGCAGGTATAGAATGCTTGCCAGGTTCAATTGCGCTTTTGTGGCCGAAGGCGAGGCGCGCGCGGGAATTGAAGACCTCATTCTCGGTTGCCTCGTTTGCTCGATGCGCTGTGACGAGTTCGCCAAGTTCGTTGAGTCAGACCAGTTTTGGAAGGAAATGCGGAAATGGGGTAGAACTATCTCTGGCAATTTCGGGCTTCTCGGAATCCTTCCCTATATCGGTAAATGGTGGCGAAAACATCATTCCTTTAACGTTGTCGAAAAGATTGCGCTGTTAGCGCTACATTGAAGAGTCATCCAGGGTGCCGACTTATTCCCTTGAAAAGGAGATGGAAGGTGGCGGTTCGGTTGGACATTGGAGTCAGGGCCTTGAGGTGGTCCTTCGCGGGGAACTCAACTGGACAGGCGAAGAGATAAACGAGGAACCACTTTCAAAGGCGTTCGCTGATTATTTTCGTTGGGCTGAAAATCAAGGAGCTGTTCGGCTTATCTCTCCAGAAGAAATTGAGTCCGGCAAAGCGAATGCGGCGGCAATCGAGGCCGCATTGAAGGAGGCCGCTAATGGGTCTTAATCTTCAAGCCAGGGTTGGACTCGATGGGAGTGGATTCGAGGCAGGACTAATGCGCCTTCAGCGCAGCGTGTCCAACTTTAAAACCATTGCTGGTACGGCCTTCGGAGTTTTCGGCATTCAGCAGGCTATCCAGAAGACTCTTGAATATGCTGACTCGATGGTTGACCTGGCGAATCGAATCGGGGTTACAACCGAAGCGATGCAAGAGTTCGCTTTCGCCGCCGAACAGTCTGGCACAAGCACCGACAAGTTTGTCAGGTTCGCAGAAACGTTGGCCAAGAATCGGAAAACAAAGGAAGGCGATGCGGCATTGGGACAGTTGGGAGTCGCCAACGTTGGAACTACCGACAACCTGATCATGGCAATTGCACAGAGCGTCCGGGGCAAAAGCCAAGCGAGCATTATCAACCCACTAAGCGCAGTCGGTGGCCGAGGCGCCGGCGAAATGATTAACATGCTTCAGGGGAACTTAGAAGAGTTGCGGAAACAGGCGAACGAGTTGGGAATTGTGATCGACAAGCAAACCTTGGTTTCCCTGAAGGCCGCAAATGACCAGTTGAAGATTTTCAGCAAGTTGTTGATCTCAACTTTGGCTCCGGCGATTTCGATGTGCATCGATATGCTCGTGCAATTGGCCAACCAGGTGCGGGCCAATATCACTTTCTGGAAAGTGGTTGCGCCAAAAACAACCGCCTCGGATTGGTTTCAAGCAAGCTTTGGACTCCTGGGTATGAAGCCTCGGCCTGGTTCGGATGCGGAGAAAGCTTTAAATAAAGTGAATGCTGCGATGGCTGAAGGGGGCGAGGCGTCACTGACCGAGCTTGAGACGGGCCAGGACAGAATTGCGAAAATGAAAGAGGCACTTCTAAAAGCGCAACTCGCAATCGAATCTGTTAACGGTAACAGCGGACTTGGCACAGGTTACAAAAAGACAGCCGGGAGCATTTATTCGGACTCCCTCGTTGGTGCCGGAAACTTCCTTGGCAGCAACCTGAGCGGAGTTCAAAACGTTATGAATGATCAGCTCAATGTCCTGCGACAAATCGAACGCAACACTTCCCCGATGAAAACAGGCGGCAGTGATTATGACTAATTATGTCTGCAATCATTAACGGCAGAAGGGGGGCCTTCCTCCAACCATTGACATACGGTGTTGATCCTTCGGGACGCTATACGATTTACGTCTGGCGTGGGACAGTTAACGAATGCCTCGCCAACGTTCCGGCCATCGAAGCCTCAAGCGGTTTGTGGGAGATGCGCGAGAGCTGGACGCGCGCGGCTTGCGAACTCACGGCGCATGTCCCAACGATAACAGGCCAGGAAGAGCAGATCGAAAACACTTGGGAACTGTTCTCACAGGATACTGAGAAAGACGTTCTCGAGGCCGATATTGGGAGTCTGAACACAATGTCGGCAGATAATAAGCGTTTGGTGCGTGAAAAGGTTAAGGACACTAGCGGACCATCGCCAAACTTTACAGGGGCCAGCGCAAGCTTCTCAACTGGCATCTATTTATTAATGCTCAACGGTCTGACCCATGTGGTTACTCCAGTTCCCACGTTGCGGCACACCCAGACGGTCAGTCGTAATTATCAGGTGCCAGCATCTCTGACAAATGTTGGCCGGGTTATGACTACGGCCTACCTGCAAGCAAGCGAAGATATTCGTTCCGACATTAACGCCAACCTTCCGAATGATACCAGTTCTAGGGTTGGTGAGGGTTTCACGCTGCGCTATGGCTGGTATAAAAAGTTTCCCACGATAAGGGGGGCCGCGCGGCAAAGGACGGTAATCGTTCAGGAATGGGTCTATGGCCTCTGGCCGACAGACCCGGCGCTCTATGGTGCGATGTTGGGACTATGATCGACTTCCCCAATCCTCCGGCTGGTTCAAGCCACGAACGCGATTGGATGCGCAGGCTTATCGCTGCCTGTCGCGCGAGTCGGATAGTGCCTGGACGCGGCTACAAGCTTCACCCGCAAACCAACGGGACGATGTTGAACCTGATTGGCGAACCTGGCGCTGGAATTCGCATTTCGACTTACCGCTATAAGTCTCACGAGGAAGAGCACATCATTTGTCGATCTTGGAACGGGACGACCGAAGGAACCGAAGATGTCAAAATAGCCAAGCCTCACGAACTACGCTATTCGATAGAGAGCGCAGAAATCGGAGCCGTATTTGTTACCTACTCAGGATACGATGTCCTCGGACAGCAACGCATTGCCACCCCATCCGGTGGAACCGCAGAAACTCAACTCATAACTCCAAGGTATATTCCAGATCGTCTGATATTCGCTGTTTCCGCATTCACCGATGTCACGATTGAAGGTGACATACCGGAAGATGACGAAGAGTTAACCCTTATTGACCTCAACGTAGGTGGCCGGGCCTGGGCCGCTCAATGAGCAGCAAATACGACTTTGATCTTGGTCTGGGACAAGACTTTCGAATGTCGGCTGCGTTCGAACGGAACAAGCCTCTATTTGGTTCCGAAAAGGATTGGGACACCTTATGTGTGCACGAAATTTCCCCGTTTGAAAGCAACAATTCTTGGACTATTCCACCCGCCGATCCATCCGGTGCAAGATCGCCACTTGTCGCGGTCAACATGGTCCGGGGAATGAATTTTACAGACATACCAGCACCGAACGCACCATTCACATTTCCGCGCACGGCATTGCTAGGTGTCGATATTCCCGACCGATTCTTTCAACCAGCATTTGACACAGACCCGACCGGGAATAATGAATTTAACATCTTCTTCCAAAGACGCGCGCCACAAGCTTTCTTCGATCAATTCTTACACGGGAGCGATTACTTCGGTTCCCATCGGCTGTATAATAACCTTGCGCCTATAACCGGAACAGAGCCGACTCTTTTACCGCCGCATCTGCCGCCATTCCCGCCAGAAAGACAGACAAACACTATTGGCCAATGCTCGTATTGGTATTACCAGCCTCGCTATGTGCGATACGAATGGCCGCCTTTCAGCTTCAATTTTCGTTATTTTTGGGAGAACGAGATCATTGCAGAAAGGCAACGTGCCATTTGGAAAATTAACAGCAATGGTTTCCTCGGTTCTGCTGACCTCAGGGTTTATCATGTTGAACCTGGAGCAACCCCGAGAATAAGGTATGGCTATCGCCGAAGCGGAAGCACCCTGCTTGAACCGTTCGGCTTTTATGAAGGGGTCACTCCCGTCAATTTTAGCTTGGTGGAACAATTCACCGGGCTGCCTGCTTACACTTGGAAAGAGACGCCGCTTCCAGTGCCTCCAACCGATGTTAACCCC